GTGTTGTTGCTGCCGAGGTATGAACTGCCGGCGGCTGTGTCTATTGCAACGGTGGTCTCTGACCCAATGCTCGTCCCATTGACCCATATCTCGGCAGTAGTGCCCGTCTGGGTGATAACGATCCGGTGCCATTCACCAACTGTTAGAGTAGCGTCAAGGTCGATCAGCGCCTCGCCCACATCAGCCCACCACTCGACCTCGGTGGACCGCAACCTGACGGCCGTCTTGCCCCATGTGATCACACGTTCGGCCGTTCCTGCGAGTAGTTTGACGCTAAACGCCACGGTGATCGGGGTTGGGGCTGCCTGGCTGCCAAGGTCGATCTCGTCGTCCGTGCCGTCGAACTGCGCCGATCCGTCGTACTCGAACAGCGTGCCGCCAGCGGGTGTGCCGTCAACCGCATTTGAACTGGCGTCGTCTGCGGTGAGTCGGGTGTCGGGATCTGCCGATAGCCACGCGCCTTCGAGTGCGGTGTCCGTCGTGTCGGATTGGACAGAGTAGGGCTCAAGCGCTGCCGGGGCTAGCGGCCGGTTCAAGTGGAACAGTTCGCTCGCCTGCGCGGCGGTGAGTTCGACGTCGTAGATGCGGACGTCGGCTAGGAAGCCGTCCATATACTGAGAGCCCGAGCCCGATGCTAGCCGGGCGCCTATGCGGGTAGTAGTGGTCGCATCCCACACGCCAGTGAGCGAAGCATCAGTTCCTACGGCAGCCCCGTCCGCATAGTAGACGAGGGTCGAGCCATCGTATACCAGCGCGACATGATGCCACGCGGAAAAAGACAAGTCTGCGGTGCTGGATGCCTGAGCGATAGCTGCTATGCGGGCCAGTGGGCGCCACCCGGTTGCGCCTGCCTCGGTCTGAAACGTTAACGCGCCAATGGTGTTCTCTCTGGTCCCGATCATTATGTCGGCGGTGCCGCCAGCGTTGACGTATGCCCAACATGCCAGGGATTGAGGAGCGCCCTCTGGCAATGCCAATGCGCCGACAGCCACGAACTCATCCCCGGTATGGTCGAGGGCTATCCGTGCGTTTTTATCCGTGGTGTAGGCTGCGGTGCCAGACCATGCAGGCGTGGTGTTGCCAGTAAGGTCCCGAGCCTGCACGCCGGGGATGTAGACCAATGGGGTTGGCAGTGCCATCTCAGTCCCCTAATCGGACGATGGACAACGTGATATCGCTGGGGATGATGTTTTTGGACGCGGCACTGGTGCATCTACCCCACAGTTCGACGGTGTCGGCCGCACTCAGCGCCATTGGGTAGCACGGTTTCGCGGTGTCGCCAATATCGCCGCCCGTGCCGAGCTTGCGGGAGATCCGCGTGGCGGAGAGACTGGTCGCCCCGTTGTTGGTCTTGGCTTCGAGCTCGAACGTGGCAGAAGCAGAACCCGAGAACGAGGCACTGAAGCCCACGTTGTACGTGCCGGCCGTATTGACGATGATGTGGTTCTCGGTGTTGTCCGGCGTCGGTCCACTGGAGGCACCGTTGGTGTCAAACGATGCGACCTGATACCATGTATTCTGTGTCGCCATGTCCAGCTGCGCGGTGACGGTGATACCGGAGATCCCGGCGTATACCGGGGTGCCTGCGCCGGCTACTCGTTCGGTACCCATGGTTACGCCTCCCAGGCCGCTTTGAACGCGGCGAACGTGCTGACGTCGTACTTGAGCTGCAACCCGGCCCACCATGCGGCTTGGTCAATCTCGGCGAGGATCAGGTTGCGGACAGCGTTGCCCACACCGGGGACCGTAACACTGGCCAATCCTGCCTTGTATGCCGTGATGTTCGCGTAGGGCGTTGGGTCCAGTGCCAGGAGAGCGGCCTGCACCTTGGGAAGAGCAGACCATACGCGGCCAAACCCGCGCACCCGGTCGGAGCCATTGAGAACACCACCGATGGCGGCAGCATAAGACAGCCCGTCGTTGTATGCGGTGATGGCCCGCGCCACTGCGGCAGAGACCGGATCGGTGTCGGCGGCGGATGCGGCTGGAGCTTGGGGGTAGAAACTGCCCATATCTCACCTCACTTGCTCGAACGGAACTGAAACGAGACCGTCGCCGCGGTGCCACCAGACTCAGCCTCGAACCTGCCGCGCACCGAATGATACGGGCGGCTCGGTGCGGTCATCGAGTACGTGCCGATGGCGACCTGGGCCGCCGAGTCCACCTCGAAGAAGTTTGTCCCATCGAGACTGGCCTCGTAGGCAATGGTCACAGAAGTGAACGTCGCGGCGATGGTGTAGGCCACCGAGTGGAGCGTCTTGCCGCCCACCGGCACGGCCACGGTGAAGCCGGTCGCAGTGAGCTGTGTGGACGCCGGGAACACAGGCACGTCAGCCGCGAGGCTCTGCGGGGTCGTCTTGATGGACCCGGTGGACGAGTCATACGCTTGTGAGTTGGAACTGCCGCCAATCGCGATAGTCATCTAGTCACCTCTACGGCAATGTTTGGTAGTACACGGTCGCAGTGCCACCGGCCGTGGCCACCATTGAGATCGCCAGCGTACACTGGTCACCGGCCTCGACAGTCATCCAGCCCGGTGAATCGCCACTGGCGGGCGGGATAAACGTGGTTGACTCGGCCACAGCGGTCTCGCCGAAAGCCACGTAAACCTTCACGCTTCCGGTGTTCTGGAAATGGACGCCTTGGCGGCTCACGTTCTGTGTGAGCTTATCCGCTGCGGTGCCAGTTACTGCTACGCTTCCGCTGGCCATGTGATCACCCCTGTGGTACGTATTCGAGTTTCGCGGGGCTGGCCACGTGGACCGTTCCCACTCCTGTCGTGGTCAATGTGGCGGACAGCACCATGCGGATGTCCAGCCCGCGTTCTTTCGCCTCTGGGAAGGCGTACCAGAGCTCCAGCACGTTCGCCCCGGTGACGGAGATGGACCCGGCGAGATTGTTGTTGGCATCCAGCGTGATCGAGTGCCCCGCCTGTGTGGTGCTCGCGAAGATGGTCGTCCCGTGCCAGAGCCTGAAAATGTACGCGCCTGCCGGGTAGTGATTGGTCACTGTGACCGCTGCCGAGATCGTCAAGTCGCGCAGGTCGCCATACCGCCAAAGGTCGTTGGCTTCCAGGCGGCCGGGGGTCTGATGCTGGGTTATCGCGATGGTACTCATTTTACCCTATGCCCAAAACGTCAACCGAGGGTCCATTCTCAAGCATGGCGATCTTGCCCCGCTCTATGATGGCGAGTCTCTGCCGCTTGGCCATGGCGCCACACAGGGCGCCTGCTGCGACCGCTGTGTTGATGGCATCGGCAAGCATGATACCGAACTCGTCGCCCGCGTCTCCCATGGCCTCGTATGCGGCGGCGAACGCCTCGACCAGTGCCGAGTCCTCTGCATCTGAACAACCGCACGGGCGGTGCTCGGGCATGCCGGTCATGGGGCCGCCGGGTTGCGGAGGCGCGCCCTTGGGGCCGCCGTGACCAAATCCACCCACTCCCATAAACTCTGGCATCATGGTCCGACGTCCGTTCCTGAGATCCCTATCCGGTCTGGGAAAAACGCCTTGGTCTTGAACTTGTCGGCCTCGGCCTTGGAATTGTGTGGTCCAGACGTGAACGCGAAGCTCGTGATCTGTACCGGCTTGGACCCGTAGCCCGTGGCCGTGATGCTGCACACGCTCGTGTTGCTCACCAGTAAACGATCAGAACTCAGGTCTCCGTCTACGAAGAGCCAGCCGTTGGCTGTCGCTGGAAAACCTGTGTTGTCCACCAACGTGCTGGTGATAAAAATGAACTGAACCGTCTGGAGTTCGCTTTCCACGAGGCAATACCGTCGAGGCAGTTTCGATGTCAACTCGCCCGGTTCCCCGTCGCAATTGGGATACATGGCTCCCCAACGCCGGATGGTCAACCATTGCTCGTCAACGAAGTAAAAAAATGGCCACTCATACGGGCGCACCCAGTCGATGCGCTCGAAGATGGGGCACGGGTTGATCGATAGGTTGATGCCTGCCCGGTTGTGCGCCGATGCGTTGCCGTCGTTCCAGCCGAGACCGGCCGCGAGCGTAAACAGCCGCTCCATTCTGCTACTGTGAACCGTGAACAGCGGTCCCTTCTGCTTGTAGAGCTTCAGGTGCGCGCCTGGGTTCATGTGGCCACCGCAGACACTACAGCGTCCAGATCGAGCGATAGGTTGATGCCATTGTCGTTGTATGCCACGGAGCCAAGCCCATCGGAAAACTGGATGTTCCCGATCCACCGCATGAGTTGGTTGAGCACGTCACCGCGGACCCAGATGCGGCCCTCCTCGTCCTCCCGGTAGTAGTTCTTGAACTTGGTGGAGTTGGATGTGCTCATACCACCGTGCTCGTTATAGCGATCCAGTCAGCCGAAATAATGGTCCAGGTGCCTTCCTGCCGAGTCGTGCCATTGTTGTTGTCACTGAACGTATTGCTGTCGTTGCGCGCGGAGGCGCCCGAGTTCGCGTCGAGCGATGTGGTTCCACCGAACCGGATATCGGGAATGACGGTGGCGGTTATACTCAAGTTGGTACTGTCACAGGAACTTGACGCAAGGTCACGGAACGCCGTCAGCGTGTTGGTGATGCGAAAAAACTCCAGCGCCCCGGTCCCAAGGTTGGTGAAGTCCCAGCGGTACTCCCTGGATTCCTGCCAAGAAGTCCGATACCAGATGCCGTTGGCAATGTCTGGAAACCCGATACTCATATCACTCCCCAGATCCGTCAGGAACCTTCTTGTTCAGTTCCTTGATATTGCGCTTGATGCTCTCAAGCTCTCCCCACAGATCCGTCGCGGTCTTCGTCTTGCCCGCCTGCTCGCCTATTGCTCCCAGACGGTTTATCTCGCCACCTAGTTGGTTGCTCCTCCCGCGCAGAAAGTCGAGGCGCCTGAGTCGGCTCCGTCCTGACTTGCTGAAGTCTGAGAGCTTGGCCTTGCCCTGGAGCAGGTCTGAGAAATCTTCCTGGAAACGGGTATCCTGGCGCCGACGTCGGCGCAGACGCTTGCGCATGTCCTTTGAGGATGCCAGTTCCACGAACGAGCCAGTGAACTCGACATCGCCGGTGAGGGCGGCGACCTCCTGGGCTGCGGAATCCTTGAGCTTCTGGAGGTAGTCTTTCCGGTTCTCCAGCTTCTCCATGTTGATCTGGAACTCTGTGTCCTTTTCCTTCTGCTTCGCCTTCGTGAGATCAGCGATGATCTGGTTTTCCGCGACCATTCTTTTGGCGAACGCCACCCCGAGTTGTGCCTGGGCGGCCTCGTCTGCCGCGATGGCCTTATTGATCTCGTCTTGAAGCGCCTGCCCGCGCTTCGCTATCGCCTCGCGTTCCCGGCTGCCATCCTTGAACTGGCGAAGTGCCTTGTACCGCTGGCGTTCCGCTTCCAGGTCGTCCGTGCGGCGTTTCTCCTGGGTCTTGCCGACAGTGGCACCATGCACCACCTTCACAGCCGCCCCGAACGGTCCCAGTGCGGCCAGCTTGGCGACCTCCTTGAGCCCTTGGATGAGCGGACCCAGATCCCCCTGGGCGACAGCGGTCCAGAATCCCAGGATGTTGCCGGTGCCCACTACGAGTTGTGCGCCGACTTGCGCGATGACGTCCTTGGCTTTGGCCAGATCCTTAACGGTCTCGTCGCCAAGGATCAAGCCGAGACGCTTGGCTTCGGCTGCAAACCAATCCAGCCCCTCAGCGCCCGCTGACAGCATGGGCAGCAACTCGCGGCCAGCCCGACCGAACAGCCGCTGTGCAACGCCAGCCTTCTCGGTGCTATTGGTCATGGTGGACATCGTCGCAGCGATCTCGCGCCATAACTGGATCAACGGCTTCAGTTCGCCGTTCTGGTCTTTGACTTGGATGCCAAGGATCTGGAACGCCTCGGCCATCTCTCCGGTGCCATCGGATGCGGTAAGAGCATTGCGGGAGAGGTTCGCAAACCCGCGCTCTACGGCGTCGAAGCTCGCCTTGCTCTGCTCTGCCTGGAACCGTAAGCCCTGCAACGCTTCGGCGCTAACGCCGGTCTTCAGGGTAGCCTCGTCAATCTCGTCAGCATAGTCGATAGCCTGCTTGGCGAGTGCAGTAAACCCGCCACCGACGCCGGTGAGACCGATAGCGGAGATGTTCTTGACAAGCGCGGCAGTGGTCTTCTTGACATCCCGCGCGGCACGGCGGAAGTCGGTCGAGTCTCCCGTAAACCGCGCTCTGAGTTCGTTACGCAGGATTGCCATCGTGGGCCTTAAGCTCGGTAAACGCCGTCTCAAAATCCAGCGGGCGTTCGACGTTCTTCACGCCGCTGTTCGCGGCAGCACGGGCGGCTATTTGACCGACCATGGCCAAAGGGAGCTCCCACACGATTTCAAGCGGCTTGTAAGGCGTGACAGACGAGACGGTCGCGACCACCTTGCCCAGCCATTCTCCGTCGAAGGTTCTTCCGCTGGTTTTTTTTTGAGCCCGCCGGTCTTGGGGATCATGGCGAATCCATACAGGCTCTTGTCCAGAACCTCGCGAATCTCGTGGGCCACGGCCTCGGCATCGTATGGCGGCAGTTGCCGGCCGAACGTGGTGATGGCCGTTCGCAGTCGCGCCATGCCCTTGCCCGCCTTCTGCCGAGCTTCGAGCCACACGGCCAGGTGATCGGGGTCGTTGAGGCTTACCGCAATCACCTCGTCCAGTGACTCGCGGGCGAGGATCGCGTCATAGGCGGTGGTAAGATCGTCAGGACCGCAGTGTAGAATGTACAGCGCCACCTCGACGTCTGCGCGTCTCACGTCCTCGGTTTCGAGCAAGTCTGGACAAAACAACTCAAACAACACCAAGTCCGAGCATGTCAACGTGGGGATCGTGACCTTGCCAACTTCGCGAATGGACCCCAGCGCGAGGAGAGTCTCCCGGTCCATCTCGTTGTCTGTCTGGACGGTGGACACATCCATCATCGTGGGAACGGGTCCAGACGCAGAAGGCTCGCCTTCGGGCGCAATGTCCGAGACGAGCTTGGCGTCGTTCTGGAGTTCGGCAATGTCCTCTGGCATGTCGTCCCCTCGATTATGGCACTGTGTTGGTGATCCAGGTTTGTACGCTGATCGTCGCGCGCTTGTACTCGGTGTTGGATTCATTGCGGGCCACGCTCAACACCAGAGAGTTGACCGCCGTGGCGGATATGCTGATGGCGAGCTCGGTGCCTGCAACTGGAAGCGCGGTCTCGGTGTCTAGGACCACCTCCTGGCTTGCCTCGACGGAGAGATTGTACGCTGCGACTGCCGCCACATCGCCATTTGCGTCACGTGCCTCTGCGACCTCGACTGACTCGTTTTCGGTGAGCGATTGGGTGAGCCCGTAGGTGGTGGCCGCGGCGCCGATGTAGCTTGACACACCATGTTGATACGTTGCCATTGCGACCTCCTATGCCGGGATCGTGTTGGTGATCCATGCCTGACTCGATATGGTCAGACGTTTGTACTCGGTATTGCTCTCGTTCCTGGAGACACTGGTGACCAGCGTACTGCCGGTGTTGGACGCGGAGACCGAGAGCGTTGCCCCCGCTGCCGGCGGCGTTGCGGTGATGTCGAGGACCACCTCCTGGGAGAACTCGGCATTCAGATTGTAACTGGTCACCGCGGCCACGTCCCCGTCTGCATCCCGTGCCTCGGCAACTTCGACAGACTCGTTCTCGGTAAACGACTGCATCAGGCCATAGGTGGTGGCCGCAGCGCCAATGAAGCTTGTGATTCCGTGCTGATATGTGGCCATGGTTGGCGCCTCCTAATTGCGGTAGCAGAAACAGGTCAGGTCCACCGCGGTCTCTACTTCGTTGTCCTGCGAGTCGTCGTCGGTAATGACGCCGATGTGGATGTCCGACACGGTGTAGCGGCTCCCCACCTCGGCGTCAATCTTGGCCAGTGCCGCGGCTGTGCGCAGGTTGGCAATGACAGCCTCGCCCATCTCCTGAGAGTGCATGCCGACTGGGTCTCGGTCGATGCTGGTCAGGCAGGACACGCGCATGGTGATGTTCTGGAGCGCCGCCGAACCGTCGTCACCAGAGTCGGGTGCGATGTCCGCCGGCTGCACCACCACCGCGTGTGGGGCCTGGTTGCCGGGCGCGTCATGAAACGACAGGACGGATGCGTGGGAGAGCTGACTGTCTAGCGCCAGGCGCCGAACGAATGCGTCCGTGAGCAGAGACTGTAGAGATTTGTTCAGCTTCGCCATGTGCGGTTGCGCTTGTCTCGCATATTCTCGATGCTCTTGACCATGCGGAGGTTGACGGCCCTGAGTGCGCCGGGCATGATCTCGGCTTCATACTTGTTGGCGAACGGGATCTGGTTGGCGATCTCTCGCCATGGCTTCCACTCTGATCCGCCCTTGTCGGAGTCCGAATACTTGAGCTCGCCTTTGGTGGTGCCGCCGCTCACCGTTCGCTTTGGGGGCTTGCCGAGTCTGCGAAGAACGCCGACCCATCCCGAGCGAAGAAACCCACGGCCCGGGGTTTGGATCTTCGTGTTTTTCCATACCGGGGAAACAAACTCCTTGCCAGACTTGATCAGCCCCCGGTCGTGTGCGTTCTGCATGGACAACGGGACCGGCTTGTCGGTGATGGAACCATCGCGGCGCGTGACGTGTGCCCACACGGGTTTGACGAGCTTGGACCGTTTCCGCCAGTTGTTCCACGCGCGCGGCTTCAGGCTCCGTCGTTCATTCTGGTTCAGCTTGCGCTCGACGGTTTTCGGAGCGACCCGCGTCCGTCCCTTCGGGCGCCCTTTGCCACGCGGTGAGACGCCCTTGCCTTTCATGGCCTCGAAGGCGAAGTCACGGGCCGCGTTCTTGATCACGAGCTCTTGATCTCGGTTGGTTTCCTTTGCCATCAGGACCACAAGATCCTGAAAAGCCTTGACGTCACGGGGGTCGATCTCCACGCCAAACGACTTGGCAGATCCCCCCGTAACGCCGGTGTTTCTGGCAACAGCCATCTAGTACTGCTTCACCCCGATCATGGACACGGACGAGGATATCCCACCGTCCGCGGTGAAAATCGTGGTCGCCGTGATGGTCAGCGTGGCAGTGACGTACCGATTCATCTTCCGCGTGTCGAGCCTGATGAGCTCGTCAGCCGCGGCGTTGCCAACGCTGGTGAACCCGCCCCCGGTCACGTCTGCGAACGTGGTGCCGGCCGCGGAGTCCTGAATGGCAAAGGCGAGTGCTTCCTTGCCGTCGGTCCCCGTAGCGCCCTGGCTGACCAGGTGAAAAGCTACCTCACCTGTGTACCCTTTCAGGTCCACGCGCGAGCCGGTGGCAGTGAGGCTGTAGCCAGTTGCGGGGAGGCAGGTTTCGGATACTGCATTGAGTCCCGGTGCGATCATGTTATGGGTCTCCCATGTTGGGTCTGTTGTGAGTGCTCAGGTGCCGGTGACGTTGGTGGCGTAGCAGAACGCCTGCCCGTAGCGCCAGAGGTAGTCGATGTCCTGGAAGATGGTCAGGCGGATGCGGCCGGTGGCAGACGAGCTATAGGGGTCTACGAGCACGTCGATGCCGCCCCAGCTCGCCTGAATGCCCTGGGACCAATCCCCGAATATGATGGTGTTCGCGGCAGACTGGTTAGTGGACACGGCACGGAATCCGGCGATCTGACCATCGGCCCACACGAACTGAGCGGTGGACGTGGATTTGTCCTTGGCCATCAGCGTCGCGCGAACGGCCGGGGTCGTCACGTACACGGACGAGTCCGTGAGCGTATTGTCCTCGGCGTTCTCCTTCATAAAGCTCAGCATGTTCGCCCATGTCGGAGTCGCGGAGATCGTGGTTGTGTTGATGCTCGAAGCCGAGAGGATGCCCAAAGGCTGACCGGCGGTTCCGGCGCCCTGAAGTCCAGCCACGTCGATAGCGACGGCTGCGACCTTGGCCATGTCCTCACGCATCAGGCTTTCGATGTCGGGGCTCGCCTGCACGGTCATTCGACGGGATACCTCGGTGAGCACGCCATTGGTATGAGGCGTGAGCTTCCGAGAGCCGAACGTGGGCTGGCTCTCTGTGATCGAGTCGTCTTCGCCGAGCCAGTAGGAGGTACTGCCGGTGAGTTGGACGGGGATGTCCACATCGCCGACGAGGCCGGTCATGGACCGGAGTCCGAGTTGCGGCAGGATGAGTTGGTTTCGGAGCAACTCGATGAACGATCCGGCCATGTAGTCGGTCGCGATCAGGTTGCCGCCTGACGTACTGGCAAGGACGTCACGCTGTGCAAAGCGCGGGTCTGGGGCGGCGAGGACATCGTATGGAATCCGCATTCCCTGCTGCGCCCCGCTCGGGCTCTTGCGCGTGGCCTCGGTGCTGATTTCGCGATACCAGTCGTTCTGGTAACTGTCTTGGGGGTCCTGGGTGCGGATGAGCTCGATGAAGGAGAATCGCTTAACCTCCTCTTCACTCATCCCGATACGTGGGTCCTCGGTCTGCGGAGCCGGTTGCTCCTTGGCGCGCTTCTTGAGGATGTCCAAGACGCTGGCCTGGAAGTCGCGCAATCCCGTCCCCTCAGACGCTGCGGTGATGGCCTCGTCGGAGAGATTGTGCGCCTTGCCGATGGCGAGGATTTCACGGACACGGTTGCGGTCTTCTGCCTGGATGGACGCCTCGTCAATGGCGGGCGCCTCCGACGGAGTTTGAACGGTCAGTTCCTCGGGCATTTCGGGTGCCTCCTTGATTGTTTCCGGCTGGTCCAGACTGCGACCGACTCCCACGCTCATATCGGCGGGTATGCTGACGAACGAGATCTCGTGCGGGGTCCACCGCGCACGAAATGTGTCAGGCTCATCTCCCTCGCCTTCCTCGACGCGCTCAAGTTGGTCGATCTGATAGCCGACTGATATGTGTCTGCGGATACGGTCTTCCACGTCCTGGCGTGTGTCCTGCCCGAGCGCCGACTTGGAAAAGCGTACCACCGCTCTTCCTCTCCTGTCGGAGTCGATGCTCGCAGAGTCCACTACTCCAGCGTGGTCGGCCGTGTCGTGGTTGATCAAAACAGCCGCGCCGTCGTCCATGCGGCCCATGTCTACAGACTCGGCATCGTGGTCGAGCACCTCGAAGCCGAACCACCGCAAGACGGGCGCCTCTGACGAGAAGGCGACCTTGACAGTACCGCCTTCGGCGTCGATGTCTTCGGCGCGGATGGTGTCCTGCATCTCGCGATGCTGTAGGCCGTCACTCGCCAGGCGGGATAGGATTTCCTGTATTTCCGGCATTGTTTACCCCTTTATCAGTAACCACTTTTGTCAACCCGAACTCGGCTGCGAGCGTCTCGTCGGACTGGATGCGCTCGTAGATTTCGCGTAGTTCCATGCCCGACTGCTCGGCTACTATGGTGGTGTCATCCATCCACAGATTGCCGCGGGCGATCTCGTTCGCCTGAAGATCCTTGAGCGGGTCCACCCATGCCCAGCGGCGGGGCTGCCAGGTGTCCGCGTGAAACTTCTCCATCTTCGACAGCGGCAGGTTGCTCATGCCCGATGTCAGGAACATCTCCAGCCACACCGCGAAGATGCGCCGGTTCCAGTGCCGGATCATCCATTCCTGGTTCGCGATCCACTCGTCACGCTCGGCTAACTTGCCCTCTCGTAGGCTGGAGAAGTTGACTCCTTCCAGGTCGTTGGCCAGTCCGTTGTAGGTGACGCCCAGCCCCGAACTGATCCCCCGCAGAGCGCCTTTCACGAAGTCGGCAAACGCGGTGGTCGGATGAGTCGGGTCCCACTGAGTAATGTCCCAGCCGGTGGGCAGTTTCTCGAACGTGCCGGGGGAAACGTCTGTGACCGGCATATTAACGTCCGAATTATCCGCCTGGAGCTCTTCGCCGGGCATGTATTTGTAAAAACCCATCTTGCTGGCACCGAGGCGAGCGGCCACGGTCTCGGCTTCGATGTAGCCTTCGAGCATATTGAGCCGGGGCATGGATGCCGCAGCCCAGGAGATGCCGCGCACGGCGCCGGGTCGCTCGGTTTTCTTCAGGAGGATCATGTCCTCCCGGCCCACCCGCTGGCGTTTGTTTGCGCGGCGCTTGCTCGTCCAGTTCCCTGGATGACTGCCGTCCAGCCAGTACGCCTGCGGCACACCGAGGCTGTCCATCTCGACAGCCATGTACACTGAGCGCCCGCCTTTAAGCTCCTCGCAATACTGGTCATCTAGGTAGTCACCTTCGAGCAGACGCATCGTGAATCCATACGGGTTCTCGGCACCTTTCATCAGTAGGGAGATGCATTCGCCATCGCGGGCTGTGGAACGTAGCGCGAGCTTGCTGGCCTCGGTGAACGTCATTCCGCCGACTGTGGCGTAGTGACAAGACCAGTCGTGCCACGCCTCTTCGATGATGCGGTTAGCCCCGGTGTCGGGCGTGCCGTTGGGGTCTTTGATACGCATCTGAAGCTTGATGCCGCGCCCGATGACGTTGTTTTCGAGCATGCCGAGATATTTGCGAAAATAGTCGTTGTTCTGCTCCAGCGTCCGCGCGCGTTCGCGGATAGGCCGCAGCCCGCCCTTGAGTTCGGCGTTGGCATCGCTCGCACTAAACGCCCAGTCCTCGGTGAGGCGGGTTTTCTTGGCAGCATTCCAGGCGCGGGCATATGATTGCCGCCTTGCAGCCCTGCGCCCTGCCAGCCGTTTCAGCCGATCAAGAAACGTCATCTGAGGTAAACCTCACATATATCTTGTTGGTCGGTTGCTCGCCACGGCGCACCCGGCGTTTGTCCTCGTTGCGCAGAACGTCGAACTTGAGACGCTTCATCAGCTCGTATCGGGTCTGGAGTAGATCGGGGTCACGGGCCAGCGCGGCGTCAGACTTCATAATCTGGACGATGTTGTTGTACATCGCCTCGACGTCTGCCTCGACGTTGACCGAATGGTAGTTGGTGTCGGTGCTCGCCGGATCGCGGACGACACTGAGCGAATCTTTCCCCACGATGGCGCGGAAACTCTCGCCCGTTACAGACGCAGTCCACTCGTAATCGCCGGGGAGAAGGTTCGCGGTGTCGGTCGCTGCAATGTTGACCTCGAACGCCGATCCGGTGACAGTCGCCTGCACCGTCATCGACGAGGGTCCGCGCAGCGTGTAGGTGAGCGTCCAGTCGGACGTCGGGTAGGAGTCGTAGGTTTTTTGCCAGCGCACCGAATCGCCCTGGAAGAACTCCATAGGCTCGTTGGTTGCCGCGTCAAACGTCACAGCCATGGGCTGGCCTCCTGTAGATCGTGTGTCTACCAAAGGCCGAAAACGTCAACCTAGGGCAAAAAAAGAGCCCCGGTGACAAGCCGGGGCCAAGGGAGGAGGCGGACAGGATGCGCGAACCGTCCGCGCCATTACCATAGCAGAACGGGCTGTGGATTGCAATAGGTCACAGATACCACACCGGCAGAGCGCAGTCCTCGGCCCGGGGCTCGAACCACCCGCGGTCACTGCCGCACATGTTCTCATCGTTGACCATCACCACGGCTGTGGGCCAGATGTGGGGAGGCAGTAGTAACCGCGGCTCGGCACCCGGTGCCATACAGCGCAGCCACGTCTCTGGGTCAATGCGGAATACATGGTCGCAGTTATCACACCCGTGGTCGTGGTGTTGCATCTCTTATCCCATCACCAACTCAATGTTCTCGATAGCCGCCTCGGCCGCTTCCTGTGCCGCGTTGCGCGTGGCCCCCGTTGCCATCACGCACCCCAGCCGGTCGGAGTGTGACCGCACCTCGGTGACCCGTTGACCAGCCCGCGCGCGGATGTCCACCAGTAGCAACCCGCGCCACGAGTCCAGGTCGGCCACTCCGCGGATGGCGAGGATCTCGCCCAGCTTCCCGGGGAACAGATACCGTTGGCACACGTGGGTGTTGCAACTCGGCGCCAGGTCGGCCCGTGTCAGGCGGTCACCAACGCACTGCCGGATAGCCAAGGAGACCAGATTGACACCAGTCGCGGCAGGGATCTGGAACGCGGCGAAATGCCCACCCGACAGTCGCGCGTGCATCTCGACGATGATGACGTCATCAGCGGTAGCGATCATGTCGGCCTTAACCGGGCCAGTGGTCAGGCCCATGGCGCGGGCGTGGTCCTCGAATCGCATGGCGATCAGTCGCCGTGCCGGGTCGGTCAGGTCTGCCGGCATGTCGCCACCGTCCTCGATGATGTAGGGAGCGAACTGGCCCCACCGCGAGTAGTTGCGGTCGCTGATGCCCACGATACGCGCCGTGTGATCGTCACCTACTACCATCCCCTCCACCGATATCTGTTGTCCATGCACGATCTGCTCGGCGATGGCAACGCCCGAGGTAGAGCTCTCTATGGCTCGGTGCCATGCAGTGGTCAGTCCTGCGGGCTCGGTGACCACAGACACACCACGCGAGCCACGCCCGTCAGGTGGTTTGACAATGATCGGGTAGTCGGGGTCGGTCAGGTCCACCGCGGGGGCCATGTGGGCACGCCCCATGCCGCGACCGGCCTCACGCTGGAGGATCTTGTTTGCTGCGATCCGTGCCGCCTCGTTGGAGATCGACACCAGGCCGCGCGCGTTGGCCACTGCCGCCACGGTCATTGGCACATCACAGCCAAGGCTGAACACGCCACACAGCGGACCATTGAACCGCTCCCACTTCTCGGCCTCACGTAGGGTGCCTTCGATGTCATAGGTGGACACGCACGCCTCGTGTGCCGCCTGCTCCAGTCCCGGTGCTGACGCATCACTGTCGGTGCAGAATACGTCCAGCCCGAGTGCGGTCGCCTCTGAGATCCCGGGCAGTGACTCGATGCCGCCGCCAATCATCATTATTGTTCCCTGCATGGTGTCCTCATGTTACCAGTTCCTTGCCCAGCCTCCCTTGCGCTTGGGTTTGCGTCCTTCTCTGATCTTCGCGGCCTGCTCCCGGGCTGTGAGCTCCGCTGGGGGCTCAGGATCATCACCCCGGTCTGCTGCCACCCGGTCGGCCAGTGCGTCCAGGTCGTATCGCATGAGCTCCTTGGCCGCCATCGCATACACGCGGCAGTCGAGTGCCTCGTTGCGGGATCGTTTCTTGCGCCACACGGCCTTGGAGATGCCTTTCTCGAATTTGGTGACTCGCTTCTCGGCTGTGAGCTGGAGGAAGTATTCGGCCTCCCGCCCGTTGGGAAAATGGCAGTAGCCCGGTCCAGGCTCTTCGATGTGGAGCCGCGCGTAGATCATCTCTTTCGCGGTGTCGGTGCCCACGCGGACCAGTCTCGCCTTGCGTGATCCGCTGCGGATGGGGCTACTCGCCACCGGGTAGCCCTGGACGGACATGCCTTTGCTCGCATAAATCCCCCGCTTCATTTTGGCCATGCCCTGACAGTACGAGTACACCGCCTGGGTCTGGTCACCCGAGTCGATCAGTGTCCCCCGGGGGATCAGGACACGGCCGTCCGCGGTCTCATACGACATCGCGATCCATACGTCCACCTCCTCCCATAGCTCCGGTCGTGACGGGTCGCCAAGGAACACGCGGTAGTCGAGCGACCATGTTTCGTTGGCGCGTCCCCAGCCCACGAGCTCGGCCTCGATGCGGTCACCTTGGACGTCCGCGCCAATGGTCATGGCGACCACTTCCTCGGGGACGGGGTCGGTCGAGAACGGCTCGCACCGTGCCATCAGCGGGCCCTCGTCCACCTCCTCTCCCGCGTCTGTGGAGACCTCGCCCAGGACCGTGTTGACGTAGGTCCGCAATCTGACCGGGTCTTTGTGGACCTCCCGAAACTCGGTGGCGAGCTGACCCCATGTGGCATTGGGGCTGTACGAGTAGGCCGCCCATATCGCGAACCCGGCTCTTCCGAGAAACGGTGCGGTTGCCCGCCACTCGCCTTCGGATACCATCTGGCGTTGATCGGAGTAGGGGATCATCCTAGTGCAATCCGTACACTCGAACTCGGCTTTACCCGGTTGCGCGTGTGGCCACTTCAGTTGGGAGAAGCGCAGTATTTGGTATGTGCCGCACTTGAGGCACGGCACGAAGTATCGCCGCTGGTCGCTGTCGTTGTACGCTTTCTCGATGCGTGACAGACCTTGCACCGTAGGTGTTGAACCCAGCACGATCTTGCGATTCCAGTAGGTGTCGGAGCGCCTTTTGCCCAGACTGATCTGGTCACCCTCCTGACCAGCGCCCTCGGCCGGGTAACCGTCCACCTCGTCGAAGATCACCACCCGGGCCGTCACCCGGCGGAACCCGCGCGCGGAGTTGGCGCCCACGATCATAATCTGGCCACCGACGAACAGCTTTTTTAGGATCGTGTTCGACGAGTCCCGGCTTTTCTCGGGGCTCACCAGATCAGATAGTCCGGCCGTGTCTCGAATCATCGGGCCGAGCTCGTCCTTGCTCCATCCCGCCGCGTCCTCGACGGTCGGCTGTACCATCAGGATAGGACACGGGTCGTTGCTCATGTGATAGGCTATCAGATGCCCGAGTATTTTGGTGAACCCGAGGCGGGCTGACTTGATCAGTACCACCTCCTCCACAGCCGGGTCCGTCATGGCTTCCATAATCCCGACTTGATACGGGTAGGAATGCCACTTGCCACTGATGGCGGACGCCTCCGGTGACAGGTAGGCATGGCGCTCGGCCCACTCGGGCAACGTCAGCCTAGGTGGTGGGACCAGGCTCTTCGACGCCAGATCCATCGCCGACTCTGCCAGCGCAATCGTCGAGTGTTCGACGACAGGTGCCATCTACCATCTCCCATGTTTGGGCTGTCATGTCGGGGACCAGCGCACGGATGCGGGTCGGCAATGCCAGCACCTCGGTCTTGATTGCGGCAAACGCGCGTGACCATGTGGCAACCACTACGTCATGGGGGATCGCCCCCTCTGCCAGCTTGCGCGCCTGCAACTCGGTCTTCTCGGCTTGGGCCTCGGTGAGGCGTAGCTTCGCTTCCTCATACGTGCCGCCTGCTTCGCTCTTTGCCGCGCGCCGAGAGGCGAACCACTCAATGCACTCGGGCAGGTTGTAGCGATTGGCTCTCCCTTTTTGGGTCTGGACCGGGAAGCCGCTCTTTTGCCAGTTGGTTATGGTCTGGAGTGTGACGCCGAACGCCGACGCCACGTCATTACGGGAAACGATCATGCGGACTACTCCTCGTCGGCCACCATCGGAACCTCCACATAGCCCTCCGGTGGTCCTTCACGATCACCCACAGAACCCAGCGGAGCACCAGCAATCCGCATGCGCCGTTTGGTGTCCTCCCAATCTGCTTCCTCTTCGGCTGCGAGTTGCTCGCCCACCGCGTGCGACTTGTCACTGAGCTCGCGTCCCACGGTCTCGCCCCACTCGGCGTAAGGCATACGGCAACCCGGCGCCGTGGTCATCAGACAGGACTGCTCGTGCATGCGCAAGTTGACCCGCTTGGCTGCCGCGTAGCCCATCCAGAACTCATTCGCCGGCCGCTCGTACAGCGCCTCGGTTCTGACCTGCTGGCGGAGCCGGTGCTCGGTCGCCGCGTAGTCCTCTGCGCTGGTCTGAGTCTTGAGCCGTTCCAGAAACCACAGAGGCGGCATGGGCAAATAGTCCACGCCGTAGATGCCGATGGTCTTGTACTCCAGGTAGATTCCCAGAGCCATCATGTAGCAGATGGTGTTGGAGAAATAGTTAGGGTAGTCCAGTTTCGCCAGTTCCTCGGACGGGTACAGCACCGGGTGTTGGACGCCCTGGAGCGGGTGGAACAACACCACCGGGATCTCGCGTTTCTCGACTTCCCGATCTGCGGTCGTCACCTCGTCGTGGAGCTCGAACACCGCGGTGAGTTGCGGTTGCTCCATGTCGTTGACGCCCCACACGTCCATGGTCCAGTCGTTGGCCACGGTCATCCCGTACACGTTGGTGAGTCCCTTGCCGAGGATGATGAGGTTCTGACATCGCTTCAACGACTCCACCGGCTCGCAGGTTTCGCGGAACTTCTCGCGGCGCGCGGCCCGGGCTTCGGCTTCCTTTTGGCGTGCCTCCATTTCGGCCATCATGGCCTGTTCTTTGTTGCGCTCTTCTTCCACGTTGATTGCCGTTTGCAGGGTCTCTGGAGTCTCTGGCGTGTCTGTCATGGAGGTTCCCGTTGTGCGCGCATCGGGGTTGCTCCTCTGGTAAACCGAAACGAAAACCTTGGTAACTGGAGACAGAATGGGCTCGGGTTACCAGATCGGAAGAGCAC